TCATCGTAGATCTTTTCGCCACCAGCAAACAGGCGGTTGATCTGGATGCGATCCAGCACCATGACATCTTCGCGGCCAGACACCAGCAAGGCAAAGGACAGTACTTTGTTCTTGATGCCGACATCTTGGGCCAGACCGTAGAAAGCTCGGCGAATCTGTGGCCCAGTCATGTTTGGATCAGCAATCATGTCATGCAAGGCCTGCAACTTAGTACGACCATCCGGCAGCTTCTCTGACATCTTAGGCAAGAATGTGCGCAAGAAGTCGTTGGCATTGGATGTCACCATGTTGCCGGGGCTACCAGAAGGAATTGATTGCTTGATTACCTGTAGGCCAGCATCAATGTCAGCTTGGCCATATTCGCCACGCAGCGCCTTCTGAATCAATGGGGTCATTGACTCAGCCAGATCAAGGAATCCTGATTCGTGAGGGTATGCAGACGCACGGCGCGACAGCATGGCCCACATCATCAAACGACCTGTAGTCTCAGGGCTTGCTGTGCCATCAGTATAGATCTGTTTAAATTTATCTACCACCGCAAAGCCACGGTTGGCTTCATCCAATTGACCCTTGGTCATTTGGCCAAACCAGTTCGACCATTTGGGCATATCGTTGGCATGCTCAATCATCCAGCGTGGCGGGATCGGAACCTCGTTGGAGTTGTACACATTTGTCAGCATGGCAGAGAAGCGCTCTGGCGACTCCAGCGGATCAGGGAATGACGTAGCCAAATCATCCAGTCGGACAGCAGCCTCTTCAAAGTTGCCGGGGTTGACAGCATTGGGTATGTTTTGCGTCTTGCCCTCTGGCTTGTATGCGCCAGTTACTTTGACGCGATACTCAGGAGCAAGCTGCAGCACTTGGCCTTTGGTGACCTTGTCAGACAGTTTGACCGCACCCTTGTCAACCTTCGATGCAGTGCTCGCGGTAACACTTGAGTATTTTTCCAGTGGTACGGCTCCCATACGAACAGGCGTGCCAAGTGCTTCCATACTGTTCAATATCATTTCACCAGCTTTTGGCAACAGCGGCTTGCCTGCCTTTACTGTGCCAGCTACTCCGGGCACCATGCCAAGCGCAGCACCCCCAGCTTGCAATGCAGCCGTACCATAGTCGCCACGTTTGGCAGACTCAATTGATTCACCACCCATGATGGCCGCTTCTTCAGTCTGCAACCCTGTACCCAAAAATGGCACAAAGTCAGCCAAGCCTATGTTCAGTGGCAGATTGCTACTGCCGCCACCAATCAGCGTCTGTGCGTTCTGACGGGCTTTGTACCGATCCATGCCCAAGCCTTCAAAGCTGGTTTGCAAGTAATCAGCCAATCTTTGCCGCATGGTTGGGTCAACGGCTTTCATGCTGTCTGGGTAGCGGCCACTGTAGGCCTGCTCTGGCAAATTACGCGACCCAACCTCGGCCAGCATCACATCGCCTTCTTGTCTGCCGGGCATGGTCTGCTCTGGCATGTCAGCCGACACAGGTTCAACCGGCATGTCAGGGAATTGGACAGCAGTCAGCGCCGACAGATACTTGTCTTCAATTGGACTGTAGGCCATTACTGCTCTCCATTTGCTTGACGCAACAATTGTTTAATGCGGTTTAACTCTTGCAGCTTTTTCTTGTCAGTGCCAGCTTTGCGCTCTAGAGCTGGCAGTGTGTTGTTGTTGATTGGCCCGTTAACCCACTCCGATTTTTCATACACTTCCAACGATTTTTTTGCAGCTTTAGCTGTTTCGGTGTTGCGAGTCTTGGCGATGTTGTCTTCCAACTGGGTCAGGATCTGGCGCGGTGTCAACGTCTTACCTTCAGCAGCTGCGACAGCTTGGATCTGCAATGCTTGTGCTTTAAGTTCATTGCGGCGCTTAAACTCCTCGCCCTTGGGATCGATCACCACCACGCTGCCGGGTATCACAGGGATGCCAGCCAGCTGCGAAATGCCGCGATCAAGCTCTGAGCTTTCGCGCCGGTCTTCGCTTTGCAGCAACTTAAGAGCGGTCACCGCGTCCTTGCCGGTAATGCCTTTGCCGACCATTGACCAGATTTGATCTGGCCGCGTGATGGTGTTGTTGTAGATGCCAGCAATTAGATTGAAATTCAAAGCCTGATTAGACTCGGCTTCCTTTGGTGGTTTAGGTTCTAGCAGATCCTTGAGGATGCCAACAGGTACAGATCCTGGTGCTAAAGCATTGAGCTGGGTAATGAGCTGCTTCTTCTTAGGACTACCATCTGGCAGCGGGAAGATCTGCTCCAACAAGTTGATAGCTTCCGCTTCACCAGCTCGCTTGTCATCAGCTATCTTGGCATCCTTGATTGACTTCTTATTGTTGACAGCCACCATAAAGTTGGCGGTTACCTTGGCTACGGCATCAAAGTCGTTGACGATCATGGACTGCAGCACGGGGCTCATGTTGCCAAGGTTGCCTTCTCTCAGGTTCTTGAGAGTCAGCTCTGGGTCAACCATGTTTGCGTCAGTGATCAAAGCCTTGGTCACAGAATTAATCTTGCCATTACGCAACGCCACTTCAAACTTTGTGCTGTACTCTGTTTGCAAAGCTTTGTCGCCAAGCAACAATGATTGAGTAAGAATGTTTTTACGAAACACATCAGCCAGCTCATCAATGGAACGCTTCTGGCCATTGGCATCAGTCCAGCTTCCCTGAGAAATTGTTTGCTCAAGCAGCCTTGTGCTGTTGTCAAAGTCTGAGTCGAACTTGGCAATGCGCTGTGACTTAGCTCTATCAAGCTCGGCCTTGTATGCAGCATTTAGCACGGTGTTGCCATGAGTGGCCATGGTTGCGCGGAACTTGATTGATGCCTCTGGGTCAATGTTGGCCAAAGACTTTGAAAAGCCATCAGACATAGTCTGAACTTTTGCCGCTACTTGGGCAGAGTCCATTTGACCGGCCTCGACCTGAGACAACATTTTTACCAGCTCATTTCGGCCTTCAATCTCAAAGTGTCCTGACAGCTCAAGACTGCGAGCCTTGGCCACAGCTTGGTCAAAGAAGTTAAGTGAGCTTATTGAGCCGACAGAAGATATATCACCGCGACCGCCAAGCCCAATTGTGGAGCCGTTTTTTGCCGCCTCAAGTTGGTCTGCGCTTGGTGGATTCTTGGCTACATATTCCAAGCCTGCTTGCTGGCGCATAACACCAGCAGCTTGAAATGCGCTGGCGCTCATGCGGTCAAGTATTTGCGCCAGTTGGTTGTCGCCTTGAGCAGCAACACGCGGCCCAATGTAGTCAACCTGCTGCTGTTGAGCCTGCACCATTGGCACACCGCCAACAGACCTCAACTGTATTTGCCCTGATTCAATGCGCTGTGTGGCCATGGTTATCTAACCTTCAAGTAGTCAGTGCCGCCTTTGATCAAGGTTGCGTTAGCAAGAAGGCCGCTGGTCTTGCGAGCAGCAGAGCCAGCAAAATTTAGTTGGCCAGCTTGGCTTCCCGCCGTGTACAGGTTGAGCATGTTTTGGTAGCCGGTGGACTCCAGCATGGCGCTTGCATCTTCAAAGCCAAGCACTCGCGCAGTCAGCGCGTTGAGGTCAGCAATACCAACATCACGCATAGTGCCGGCCACGTTCTCCCGCTGCACACCGAGGTTTGACCCTTCGCCAACAACTACACCGCTTGCCGCAGCTCTTGCCCGCACAGCAGCGTTGGTCGCCCGCATATTCTTTAATAGAGAGTTGCCAGCGATCTGGTAGTTCTGCGCCTCAATCTCAGCCTTCTTGATCGTGCGGCCAGCTTGAATGGTTGCGTACTGCTCTGACATATCAGCACGAACCTGAGACACGGCAAGCGTGTCACGCGCTTGCAGCAGGTAGCTTGTCTGCTGATTGATGCCAGCAGCTTTCTGCGCCTGCGACTCACCGTAGGCTCCAATTACTCCTGCAATTCCAAGCGTTTGTCCTGTTGTTATTGCCATGTCATGTCCCTGAGAAAACCGCAACGCGGTAGTCCAAACCGAGCAGGTTCATCTTGACCGGCAAGTCTTGGGATACCTCAATGAACTGCTCGCGGCTATAGCCAAGCACACCGTTCACACGCTTGATGCCGGTGAACTCTGGTATTGGGTCATCCAGCAGCGGGTTGTCAAACAACCTAAACGCCACTGGCTGGTTGTTGATAATCATGTTCTGCGTTTTGTTGACCACGGCGCTGATCTCAACAATGCGCTTCTTGAACGACACCCGGCTGCCGGTCTGGAGCTTGATCTCAGCAGGCATGGTTCTGATGTAAACAGTAATTGGCAGACCAACCTCGTAGCTTGTCGTGCTGGATCTGTCAAACGTAACGCTACCACCACCACTCACAATCTCGTTGCCTTGCGGCGAGCCATCGGTGATCACGTTTAGCGACTTGCCAATATGCGGCAAGCTGCTGGCACTTCCTGCGGCACCGCCAACAAACGCACAGTCGGTGAAATATGCGTAGTCAAACTGCTCAATAAAAAATCTGGTTACGCCATTAAATACACGCTGGGTCACCGCATAGATCACGTTCACATCCACGCCCACATCAATGAACAGGCCATCTGTCAGGAACTCTGATGGGCTAGTCACCTGCTGGCTACGCATGATGCTGAACACAGCCATGCTGCCGTCATCGGTATTTGTCATCAACAAGAGGTCAGCCTCTTCAGTGCTTGATGCGCGGCGCAAAGCAATGCGCTGCGGCCCTTTGAGCAGGTGGCCAGACAGCAAAGAGATGCGCTGGGTGATGTAGGTGAGCTGCGTGTCGCTAAAGACAAACTCGTTGAGTGACTTGCCTTGGCGCTGGATGTAGATTGATCCAGACTCTACAGATTGAACGCGAGTCCCAGGCTTGATGCCGTTGCGGCTCACGTTCTTGAATGTGAAGGTGAGGGGGGTCACTGGGTCGGTGCCCGTCTGCGGGATAAAGAACTCGCCGCCGGTGGTAAACACTTGAAAGTCACGCGAGCTGATGATGTCGGTGATCACGTTCAAGTCACTGGTGTCCAGCGTAGCTTCAACGGCATCATCATCCAGCGACTCGGTTGGGACGAAATCAAAGAACAGGCCGATCTTGGAACCCCAGATCGTGGATGGGCGCGACTTGCTGCCACCAAAGTAGAGCCTGCCCTCATGGAATGACACACTGGTTGGGTAACCTTTGCCAGCGCTCCACACATCAACGTACCCGGCCTCAAGCTCCCACCCACCTGATGCCACAACAGAGGTATCAAAAAACGGGTATTCGGTAATTGCTTTGACCACGGTAGTGCTGATGAATTCAACAATACGCGCACGGCCTTGAGTGTTTACATTTACATATTGATTAACACTTCCAGCCGCAAATGCGGCACCACTCGCTGTCAGTGTGACGTTGCCGGACACCGCGCTTGGTGTAAGAGTTACCGCTGGGTTGCTTGCGGTCAGCGTGAATGCGTACTTGGGAATGCTGTCAAAAGTGATGGTGCTGGCCGTCCACAAATTGTCTGCGGCACCGCGCACAATCTTAGCGGGCGACAGGTCAGGGTGGACAACAATCAAGGTGTCAGCAGACTGAGTCCAGCACATGTCGTCGACCATAGCGCTGGTGATTGTTGTGGTCAGGAAGCTGTCGCCAGTGCCGTTGATGTTGGTAACGATTGCACCATTCTTGATGACATGCATGCGGTTGTGTGTAAAGCACAGCATGTAGCTGTCAGTCACTGAGAACTGAAAAGACACCAGCCGCACACCATTACCTGCGCTGGACGCACCAGAAGAAGAGTTGGGCAGCTCAAAGATATGCTTGGTGCCGGGTCTACGGCGAAGTCCACCTTGGGGTTGGATCAGCACATTGGTGGCCTTGGCCAGTGCATTGCCATAGGCGGTCAGGTCAACCCGCGCACGAAGCAAAGGGTCGAGCTCGCCTGTTGCAAAGTTGGTGGTGAACTCTACAAAGCGTGGCATCAGTTCCTCACTGCAATAAGAGAATAATCTTCTATTACGCGCACAGGATTATTCTGGCCATCAATATTCATAGCGGTGCGCAAAAAGCCGCCTCGACCATTCTCAGATGGGTCGCCTGTAGCCACACGCTGCCACTTGACAGACTTGTCTTGCTGCTCAGTAATAGCCTCGGCAATGTGCCACGCAATCATGTACTTGAGCAGCTGCACAAAGTACTGTGGCATGGCGTACTCAGGCACACTGAACTGGTAATCAATGTAGACGCTGGTCAGGTTAGTGAGCAACTTGTCGCCTTGAATCTCCCAGTCCTTTTGGACAGGGCTACCAGAGTTGGCGCTGTTGTACACGGCGCGGGGGTTAGAGAGTTTGTCGCCGGGTAACTGGTACTCGTAGCGCCAGACTGTCGCAGGGGTGGTGATGAGCTGTGCCAGCTGCACCTTCTTCATACCAAAACTCCACGGGTACATGACCAAGGTGGAGTCGCGGATATCTGGATAGAGTCGGTCGCATACGCTTGACTCGTCGGTGCCGTCATTAAAAGACGAAATAGCCTTGGCACCAATCAGGAGCAAGGCATCAGAGCAGATCGATACACCAGTGTCACCAGAAGCCATTTGAACCTCTCAATGTAAGAAAGGCCATCCTCCGAGGATCCCCAGAAGATGGCCTAGCTAACTGACCATCAATTAGTCAGTGTCAGTTGCGCTTACGGTTGTGCCGTCA